TTCTGTCAACTCTTACATCGATAGTTATATTTTCCATATTTTTTATTGGTTTAATTGTCTTTCAATTTCTAATTCTTTTTTTAATTCGTCTATTTGTTTCGCCATTTCTAAAATGGTCTTTTGCGCTTTAAAATCTTTTTGCCTCCAGTAAAGTTCTTGTAAATAAATAGCCCCTATATGCTCGAAAATCTGTTTTAGCGTTTTAATAGTGTTTTCCGCGTTTATTTTTCTTTCGCCTTGTAATCTATCCAAACCTATATTAAAAGTGTTTATAAGTTCACGCAAACTATCTAAAATCGCTAAACTGCTTTCCTCTCTCTTTTGGTGTGCGTTTAAATCTCGAGTTACAAAATATAAACTTTCAATTGTTTCTATGTACTTATCTTCGCTCAAAATGGTGCAGGTTTATATGGGTTTAAATCGCTATTGTCTGTTAATTTTGCAGTTACTTGTACAAAATCCTTTTTACCTTTTGGATCTATCGGTTGAAATCCTACATCTCTAGTCGAATATCTACCAGTATGCCAGTTGTAATCTGCATGAAATATACCTTTTTGCCCTACCTCCTTAGGTTTAGCTTTTTGGATAATTATGTCTACATAAGTCCTTTCGTGCATTATGTCCGAAAACTCAAAAGGTCTAAAAACACAAATTATAGAATCTGCTTTTGCGTACCAAGTTGCGCCCCCGCTTAACTCGTATGCAGTTGGGGCTTCATACTTTCCCTCCTTGTTTTTCTGCAAAGTTCTTGGATGCGCTACTACAAAAATATGAACTTGGTTAACCCTTGCAAACTTTCTAATATCGCTTAATGCCACGCTCAAATATTCATCTTGCCTACCCTCGTATGGGTGGTACATTTCATTCCAAGGATCAATTGAAATAGTTTTAATGCTTTCAGAATCTACAATTTGTTTTACCTCTTTTAAAAAATCCCCTGGCGTTGGTGTTTTTTCGGTCATATCACGAACGATAAAATGAGAATGAATAAAAGCGGCTGCATTGATAGCGTCCATTTCTGTAACTCGATTAAAAGCACCCTCACGATATACTTTTGAAGTGTATTTGCAAATCAGTTCTAAAAATATTTTTTCGGCACTTCCAGTTTCGGGTGAAAATATTAAATGCTTCCAACCATGATTTATAGAAAGCCTTACTAACATTTCAAATAGCCATTCTGTTTTACCATGCGAAGGCTGCCCACCTACATAGGTAGTTGCACCTAGAACAACTTTGTAAATCTTATCCAATTCCTCAAAACCAATATTAAAAGATTTTGAAGTAGGATTTTGAACTAAAGCTGAAACTTTACCCATTATGTCATTTAACTTTAAAATCACATTAACCCCATTGGATATGGCCTCACTTCTTTTTTAGGACTAGGTTTTTCATTCTTAGCCCATTGGTTTAATCTTCTTTCTAAATCCCATGTTTTTTCTAGTTCTTGCCTAAATTTAGTATTTGACTTATTCGGCTCGGTCCAATAGAAGTAAAAATCATTTAGTAAATCTTTGCCAAACTTTTCTAAAAATGGTTTGAGTGTGGTAGCAAATTTTAATTTGCGTTCATCTATATTATTAACTTTAGTTAATTCCTTATCCTTATCCTTATCGGCTTTTTTGGGTTCTTGAAAACCCACTGGGTTTTTTGGGTTATCTTGGGTTTTAGGTCTACCTCCATTTAATCCATTGGTTTTGTTTCTGTTAACTACTTTTGAATATTTAACCTCGTCTAGTCTAAATTGATTTTTAAAGAATTGGAAAGGCATATAAGTGCGTGACGTGTTGCATGGCTCTATTGATTCAATTTGATATAAAAATAAATCTCTAAACAGTTGGCCTAAATCTTCATTAGATAGGTCTTTTATAGGCTCATAAAACGCCTTGTATAAAACAAATGATTCTTTCATATAACAGACTTTTAATTGCAGACTAAAAATAACGGGAAAGGAATCTGCACCCTTTTACGCCCATGCCTGAGCAACCCGAATACAAAATTACCTATAATTTGAAATTAAACAAATAAAGATATTTGCCTTTTCATTTCCTCTGCTTTGGTGCAATTCTTTACCGCAACTTCAAAATAAGAATCTTTTAACTCGCATCCAATAGCTTTACGATTATTTTTAACAGATACATAAGCCTCAGATCCAATGCCTAAAAATGGTGTAAATACCGTTTCCCCCTCATTACTCCAAAGATTTACTATTCTGTGGATTACTTCAAGTTGTAAAGGTGCTATATGTTTTTCGTCACCCATTGCAGTACCCTCTGGACCATTTAAAACGTCTGTTCTTTTAATATCCATCCAAACTGGACTTGCCCAATTTTGCCAAGTATCTAAGGGAAAATTCTTTTTTGTTAGGTTTTTAATCGGCTCCCATTCTTCCTCGTTGCTTCCATCCCACTTTTTAAAAATAGTCACATACTCAGCCATTCCAATCCCAGTTTTACTTGAATCGCTTGTAACTGTCTTGTAAAGTAGTCTTTGTGTTTTGGTTCTTTGCATTTCAAGTACTGGATCGCACCAAATAGTAATTTTAGAGTGAAATTTGAATCCAGCAGCTTCAGTAGCTTTGTGGTTTGCTCTGGTAGTATCGTTTGCCCAATCGTTAGGAATCATGTTCAATACAGATTCATTGTGTTCACCAGTAAAATCATACATCCCAGTATATCCGCTTGAGTTCTTATAAACTCCTAAGTCTTTGGTATGGCATGCCATTATTCGCCCTGGCTTTAGGATTCTATACAACTCTTTTAAAAGGTAGGTATATTGTTTAAAGAAATCTGCATGACTTTCATTATTACCCATATCATGAATATAATTTGAGTAAGTAAATAGAGAGCTGAACGGAGGTGAAAAAATAATCAAATCAACTGAATTATCTGGGATGCGTTTAATTTCAATATTTGTATCTCCTTTCATTAAAAATACTGAATTGTTCTTAAACTCCTTGTATTCGTAGTCATTTAATAGGCCGTACCTTTCGCCGTTTATATTTCTGTTCATTTCGGCTTGCATCTCTAAAAATTGGGCCTCTTTTACTTTAATCGTGTTGATTACGTTTTTCATTGTGTCTGTGGTTATTAAATATATGTTTACGTTGTTTTCTTGCCCGAATCTATATGAACGTCTAATTGCTTGGTAAAGTCCTTCAAAACTAAAGTCTAAAGATGCAAAGATTTGATTATGACAATTTTGGTAATTAAGGCCGAATTGTGCGATTTTAGCTTTTGTAATTAAAACACGAAATTCATTATTGCCAAATCCTAAAAGTAATTTCTCTTTTTTATCTGGAGCGTCAGATCCTCTCACTTCTTTTGCATCTGGAATTAACTTCAATAAATAGTCGGCCTCCTCATTTTGCTTTACCCAAATAATAAAGTTTTCTTTTGAGTTATTAACAATATCAACTACCTCGCTTAATCTTTCAATTTTGGTAAGCCTTAACTCTTGATTGAAATTAGTGGCGTTTACTGAAACATCATTAAACATTTTGAAAGTGTCACGGGTTTCTGTTTTAATTTCCTTTTCGATATAGTTTAGTTTGGGCAAATTATACTTTTCACCATTAAACCCTAAATCGCAAGGATTACAAAGCATAATACCCCAACTAGAAATCCATCCGTAAAAATCCTTTTTTGCGTGTCCTTTTAATCTGTAATTGTTCATTCCCTCGTCCCTTACAAACCATCTGGAGCGCATATCCTGAGCATCTAGGATATTCAAGAACTCGCTATGATTACCAATTTCATTTAAATCGTTCGGGGATGGCGTTGCGGTGCATGCTAGTTTATATCTAGTTGACTTAAATTTATCAATAATTAGATTTTTGTAAACTCCAGTAAAGTTCTTTAAAATACTAGATTCATCTAAAACCACTCCACTAAATACTGAACAATCTATATTTTCAAGTTGCTCATAATTTGAAATAAATATTCCAGGTTCATTGGTGCATGGTTCGGCTTTTTGGTCGTACCGGAAAACCTCAATCCCAAATCTTTCACCCTCTTTAATTGTCTGCCCTGCTACTGCTAAAGGGC